CGTCGTTTCGTATGAACCACTAACAACACCACTACCACCTAATACTTGTGATGAACCACTTACAATTCCGGCAGGTTTACTTGCTATATTATCCCAAGTCGTTTGAGTAATACTACCACTTAAAACATATCTTGTATCATATGAACTTGTCAATTGAGATGAACCACTAATTAAAGTTGGTTTATTTACAATTGTATTAAAGTTTGTCGAACCGGTAATACTTCCTGATACATTTAGTGAACCCGAAACTATTATATTTGCATTACCATAAACTTCTCTATAACTTCTATTTATTTTACGAATTGCAACAACTGGATGTTGTGTTGACCCACCATTTGAACCTTCACCTAAAATTCTACTAGTTCTACCTTGACCATCCGAAACATAATATGTATATGGTGAACCTGCATAATTAGATGTCCAATATCTGCTGTCTGTGGAAAACCCTTCATAAATTCTAGTATATCCAACTCCCCCATTTATTAAAGCAATTTCAGTTGTAGATGGGATATACCAATCAGTATAACCACCTACCGAAGATGAATATGCCATTACAGCCGGGTCTTCCATATCCAATCCATAATTTGCTCTAGCTGGATTATTAATATCGGCAAATGCGTTTGGTGTTGAACCACTTCTTGCTAAAATTCTATTTTGATTTATAATACCATTTGTGGATGTTGCATCAGTTGCAATTTGCATGTATTGTGCTTGCGCTGCTCCTAAATCATTTTCATCAACAATTAAAGCATATGAGCCACTTACAACATAGAATACTACACCACCACCATAATATTCACCGGCAACTAATTCAACCGATTGTGATAATTCGTTTCCTATAAAAATTTGGTCACCATAAAAATGATTTGAACCAGTTGTTGCATAACTTCCTGTTTTTAATTCAATATTATCCAATCTATTATCTACACTTTGACTGAAAGATGTTAATATACTGCCACTCAAACTATATCTACTATCATAGGAAGATCCACTTACATTTTCAATTGCGTTTAGTCTATTTACCAAACTTGCCGTAGATTGTGATGCGGTATATGTGTTTAGGTTATCTATTGATGTTACTAAACTTGCAGTCGATTGCGATGCAGTAAATGTATTTAAATTTAAAATAGATGTTACTAAACTTGCAGTTGAAATACTTGCTGTGTATGAATTAAACGATGAAGTAGTTGTAAATGAGCCAGTTTCACTTTCAGTAATCCAACTTCCACTTATAGAATCAATTAAGTCAAATTTTTGAGTCCATATAAATGCATTATCATATAATTCTGTAATAGATGAAGTGGCTTTAGATGCCGAAAATTCTAATTCATTTAATCTATTTACTAAACTTGCAGTTGAAATACTTGCCGTGTATGAATTAAACGATGAAGTATTCAATTTACCATCCAAAGAATTACTTAATGCATTTGTTACTAAATCACTCGCAAATGTAGTATCCAATGAGGATGTTAATTGATTTATTGAAATTTTATATGTAGTGCTACCGGATATACCAACGACAAATGTAGTATCCATAGTAGCCGGACTAAGTGATGGTAATTCTGATATTTTTTTAGTTTGTCTTAATGCCATTTCTTATAAAATTAATTCTTCGTTATTTTCTGATGATAATATATACAAATCATTTAATTTTACAACTACATTATTTCCGACTTCAGTAATCGTATAATCTCCAGGAATATGTAAACCATAAACTAAAACTTCAAAATTGTCAGATGATGCACCTTCCGTTCCGTAATCTAAACTGGTATTATAAATTGTAAGTGTATTTTCGGAATTACTAAATTCATCAATTTGTCTACTAACATATCTTGCACTATGTTCCAAAATTTCTTGATGAAAATTGGATATAGTAGATTTATTATTTACCAATTTTATTGGATTTGGATTAGAACGAGTATTTGAATTAAATTTATTTGTAGTTGGTGCTTCAATATTTTGTAAACTTCCTGTTAAATCCAAATTGACAAGGTTTTCCGGATTGATTCTTGCAGGAATCACTCTATTTAATTTTCTTGCATTTGAATTAAATTGTCTAAGCATAACTTTCTATATCTCCTTTAATTTCAATAAAATCCTTTTCATCCAAACTATATTGAAAATTATCTTTTATAAATTTTACCAGTAATCCAGTAGGTCCTTCTTCAATTATATAATCTCTGGCACTTATATTTTGAGTATTGATAAAAACTCTCAATCTATCTTGTTCAGTTCTGTATTCAATCTCTCTTAATACATCAACAAATCTCCAACCAGTTGCTTCAAAAATCCAATAAGTAGAATGGTTTAAATCTTTTGGAGTTAAGATTGCATTACCAGGTTTTCTAAACATCTTTTGAGTTATGTCTAATAAACTTCTTTTCATTATAAATCAATAAATTTACCTGTTATTGCAATTTCATCTCCAGAATCCACATTAAATCCTAATGCACCACTATTAAAATTAATTGTCAAAGATGATGTAGTTAAACTTATTGTAAAATGTGTATTGAAATAATATCTAACACCATTTATATAAACTTTAACATCATATGAGTCATCACCATCTTCCAATGCAGATGTTATAACTGATTGTAGTGATACTGGTGTTTTTATTAATTTAATACCACTAAAAGTTATTGTATTATTTGTTGTAGGATTTTGAGTTGCACTATTATTTAATGATAAGAAATCAATAAGGTCTTTGTTATCATAATATGGTGAAGGTGTTGTAAGAAATCCTTCCAATCTACCATTACCACTCGTCACATCTACTTCGGTTGTAACTACAAGTCTTTTAGTTGACATTGATTTTCTTGTAGTCAATTCTCCATCAAATTTTTCCGGCAATAAATATGCTTTAACATTTAGTGAAAATTCTACTCTATTAATTCTTTCCGTTCCTTCACCAACTTCGTTCACTACATTAAATTCACTAACGGATGTTCTAAATTTAAACTTTTCTTTATCTCCCCAATATGAAGATGCAAAATTAAGTTGTTCAATTACTTCATTTAATTGTTCTGTATAGGATGTCCAACACATACAATCGTAATTTACTTCAACATAATCCGGCATTGCTATTCTAAAAACTTCTTGTTTTGGTTTTGCACTTCCACCCAATGCGGTAAATCTATCGTAACGATTATCTTTTGACCATTTTGTAATTGCAGGATATGAAAGATGTCTATTTGGCATTTGCATAGTTTCATCCTTTGCAATTGATGTCCTACGAATCATTAAAATTGGTAATTGTATTTTACCTTTACTATCTCTAAAAATACCTTGTCTTCTTGCACCATTCCATCTTTCTGAATTACCATATATTACTGGTATTTTTATAGCAACACCATTTGCATCTTTTAGAGTTGGTAAAACCGTATCCTCTAAATAAGACATCATAGCATAATCTATATCAAAAAGTGTAATACTTTTTTTTAAATCACCGGTTGATGATTTTATTTGATTTGCTCTATTGACATCGGGTCTTAGTGGATTTACTGACATTTTTACTAATTTATTCGTTCTTCTATATTAAGATTTGATTTAGATACCATAAATGTAGAACATACAATACTCCAGTTTCTTCTATTATAGAATTCATCTGTTTCCGTTTCTCCACCAGGTAACCCACCTATAAGTTGTGTTTCGGTTGTATTATCTATTTCATAATACGCATCATTAAAATATATTACATCACCAATTTCAGGATATGCACTTCTTTCTCTACAATGTTCTCTATCAAAACGGAATTCTACATTTTGATTTGTATCAGGTCCAAATCCTTCATATGCTGCGGTTTCAGGTTCCTTATTTATTAAACAATATAGTGTAACTCCAGGATGCCATGTTTTATTCATTGCTTCACCGTATATATTCACACGTGTTTCGTTTATATTAACTTTGAATAAAATATCTCTTCCTACTAAAAACTTTGGCATATTATCCTACATATAATTTTAATGGAACTTTTCTTAACATTTCCTGTTGATGGTCTGCTTCATGTGCTTTATTTTCCATCACATTTTTCCTACTCATCTCTTCTAAATTTTCTCTCAATTGAGTTACCAATGCATCCTTCTCTACCTGTGCCTCTGCTCTCAATGCTGCACCATCCAATGATACTTCACCATCTGGAATTGGGATAGAATTATATTTTTCTCTAATAGCCCCTAACAATTCTTTTGCTAAAGCTAATGTATATTTTCTAATCCATTGTTTACCAACTTCATTTATTTTTGAATATTGAATAAAATTATATGGAATATCAGAATAATCAGAAAGAGAATCTGCTTGAATAGTTTGAGAATCATGTTCAAACTCATCTCTACTCATATACTCAAAGTATATTTTTTTAGGAGTATTTTTAGTTGGAACAGGAAATATTTCTATTTTATTATCTACAATATTAAATGAATGTGCAGATTTTCTAATATGGTCATTGAATTCAATTTGTTGCATTCTTAATACATCTTCATATAACGGCATCATTAAGAATTGTGCTGCTGGTGAATAGTTACCAAATCCTAATTCAGAAATCAAATTCAAAGTTCCTTGTGCACCAACTGAATATGGGTCAAAAAATCTTGTGATGGCAGGAACTGCTTCATGATAAACTCTAACTACATCTATTGTAGATGAACCACTAAACATAGTTGCAAAAGATGCTGATGATTCTACATCGATTGCTCCTGACATTATATTATATTTTTGAACCGATTCAGTCAATTCTAAATATGCTTTCTTAATTGTTGTATTACCACCAACACCTGCTAGAGTTCCATATTGTTGAGACATACGAACTGTTGTTGGTAAAAATGAACCATCTACAAGAGTTTGAGAATAATTTGTAACTTTTCCTTTAGGTTGTCCTCTTAAAATATCTAAATTGTTTCTAAGATTAAATTGATTAACTTGTGCAGAGTATTCGGAAACTGATTCTTCAAAACATGCCCAAATTTGTTGATTATCTAATTCAATATTAACAATTGGGTAACCTAATCTTTTTGCAACCCAAACTGCTGTTTTAGGTGCATCGGTTTTAAAATCGGAATCATTATCATATATTCCAAACGGAGTTGCTTCCATTGATGCGGAAGCGGATAAAAATGCGTTGTATGTTGAACCGGACCAATAAGTGTTTATAGACATTACTTAAAATTTATAGTTATACACCTATAAATATAAGAATAAAAAAAGAAGTGTTAAGCTATCTGTGTAATCGTTGTAATAACGGATGGTGTTCCTGGAATTGATGGTGTTCCCGAATCATAATGTAATATACCATCATCATTATCGGAAGACCATTTTATTTCAACATAATCGTTTGCTTCCAAATCAAATATAAAATTCCAAGAAGCTACATGTTTACCTAAATGTGCTGATTGTGCTTTTGCAACATCAACGTGAGTATTTGAATTTGCAATATTTTGTCCATTTTTTGCAAACCAAATATAAAATACTATATTAACATTTGCATTATTTTCTAATTGAGAACTAAATTGTAAATTATAAACTCCGGCATTTTCTACTTTTATTTGTGAACCACTTACTATTGATACTCCGTTTGATAAATCCGTTGTTCTAATTTGCATTGATTGAATAGAACCTGATGAGCCACTTTGTGAATTTAAATCGTAGAATTGACCATAATTGTATTGTTTATGACCATTAACATAAAATGACCCACTTAATTGTAAACTACCACTTATAATTTGTGTTCCTATTAATTGGTTTGAACCCGTTGTTGCCAATATACCAGCATTTAGATATCCCAATAAACCATCTTCTTGCTTCATAGCAATTTCATCGGTTGCATCTAAAGTATATTTTTTTGTATATTCTTTTGCAGTTTCTTGTCTATGATATTGTTTTTCTGGATATGCCATTGTATGGTAATTTAGTATAAATATAAATAAAAAAGGGAAAGTATTTCTACTTCCCCTTTTTTTATGTTTTTAGTTTTTAACTACTAAAATCTACTCAAAGATTAAAGACTGTCTAAACCATCAACGATAATCTTACCGTAGAACTCTGGTCTTACGATTTTCTTAGCGTATCTAGTCATAACACCTCTTCTTGGAGTGAAGTTAGTTGGGTCATAAACTAATGGAGTCATAATCAACGGAACATATGGAGCGTATACAGCACCTGTTTCGAAGAAGTTAGAACCTTTGAAGCCCATTAAGATTACATTCTCAGTCATGTATGGGTTTTTGTAAACGTCATATCTGTTAGAGATTGAACCAATGTTAGTTACACCTGCTGCGAATTGTAAAGCATCTTTACCTGGGTTAGCAGAGAAACCATTCATAGATTCTAAAATAGTTGCAACGTTTGGAGATACTACTACGAAGTTAGCACCACCTCTCATTGTTAACTGATGAATTTTGTTAGATACCTTTTGTAATTTGATACCTAAAGTTTGGAACCATGTGTTCTTTTGATATGCTGATGCAGCTGCTGCATTAGAATCAATTGAGAAACCATTACCATTCCACTCATATCCTACTTTTGAAGACCAGTATTCAGTTGTGAAAGCGTTTTGTTGTAACATTTCTAAGATTTCTAAGTCGATTTCTAAAGAGATGTATTCGCTTAACATTTGAGTTAACTCAGCTTCAGCGTCTACACTATGGTAAGCGTTTAAGTCTTGAGCTAATTCTGGAGTCCAAATAGCTTTTAATTTTCTTGTTTTAGCAACGATTGGTTCAGATTTCAATTCCAATTCGATTTCTGGAATTGCTAAATCATTACCTCTATCTTCGAAGTCACCTCTAGAGATATCAGTTGGTTGAACGTGGTAAGCCAATTCAACTTCTACTGAATTATCATTACCCATACCTGTTGCAGATGCAACGAATTCAACGTTAGAACCGTTCTTAGTAGTGTATTGAGGATAGAAAGTTACAGAACCAGTTAATGATGTTGCTTCGAAAGCTCTTACACCATTAAAATCAGCATCAGCTGGTAAAGCCACAACGAATTTCTTCAATGTGTTACCTGCGTAAGATGCAGAAACTGTTGCATTTGTTAAATCCCAATCAATATCTGCTAAAGATGCAGAAGACATTGTAGCTACAATTGTAGATGTTGCGTTATTGATTGTGTATCCAAATCTACCTGCTCCGTAAAGACCACCTTCAGTAGCTTGAGTAGAACCCAATTTGTTACCTGCTGGAGATAAAGAATCTTTACCGAAAGTTCCACCATTATTTGGATTACCTGCTGGGTTTGAACCATATTTGAAATCCATATAGAAAATCAAACCTGAAGGTAAGTTCATTGGTTGTACAGAAACGAATTCTTTAGCTGCGATTGAACCAAAGATTCTTCTTACCAATGGAAGAGCTACACCTGCCCACTCTTCTGAACCTGCTGAAGTACCAGTTCTAGTAGCTTCATCTAATAATTGTTTAGCTTGGTTTTCTAACATTACTGCCATACCATGCTTTGATGTTTCAGAACCTGCTCCTTCAAGCAATCCTGTTTTTTCCCACTTTGCTTTCAAACCTCTAGTTTGTTCAAGCATGATAGACTGTGGGTTAGCGCCTGTCATAATTTGTTTTAAGTCCATTTTAAATAATTTTAATTATTTTTTGTTATTATTTTATAATACCTGCTAATTTTTTGAATCTATCTGCGAAATCTGCAGATTCTGCAATTACTTGCTTAGCTGCTGCTTTTGGTGCAGTTGATTTAACTGCTTTAGAAGCGATTCCTTCAGAGATTGCTTTTTTAGCAACTTTGTTAGAAGAACCATATTTGAAATTCTCTGCTACTTTTTGTTCGTTAGTCATGTTGTGTGCTCTGAATAATTTGTTAGCGAACAACAACTTAGCGTTTAATAAGTTCACTTCGTTGATAGTTTTTTGAAGAGATTTGATAGTTTTGTAAGCTTCTTGAAGTTCTTTTTCTTTTTCTTCTTCTTCAGCTTCATCAACTTTCTCATCATCTTTTTTCATATCCGCTTCCATTTCACGTAAGATTTCTTCTAAATCAACAACTTTTTCGTCATCTTCTTTAGATTCTTCTTCGTTGGTTACAACCACTTTAGGGTCTTCACCTTTGTCTGTACCTGCTTCAGAACCGTCAGCTAAATTTTCATTTTTAGCTTCGTCATCTTTCTTTTCTTCTTCAGCTTCATACATACCTTCTTCTTTTTCAGAATCTTCATCACCTAATTGTGCTTCCAATTCTCTAATGATTGCTTCTAAGTCCATATCATCTTCAGATTCTTCATCAGAACCCATATCAGAATCCATGTCCATTGAATCATCACCCATACTGAATTCATCTGACATATCAGCAGAATCATCACCTGCTTCCATATCATCTCCAGCGAATGGATTTTCTTCTTCAGAATCTTCACCCTCTAATTCAGCTAATCTAGCTTTCAATTGTGCGATTTCGTTTTGCTTAGCTTCTTCGTCATCACCCATTTTGTCAAAAGGATTTTCTTCTTCAGAAATGTCTGCTACTTTCTTATAGTCAGTACCAGCTTGTTCAGGTTTACCTGAATCTTTTTTAACACCTACTGATAAGTCTGTGTTTGCATCATAAGATGGTTGTGCACCAGGAGTTTCTGCATATCCTGCATCAACTTTAGAACCAATTCCATCAGATGATAATTCTTCGTCTACTTTTTCAGCTTCTTTATCTTCAGCTTCAGCTTCTGCTCTTAACTTTGCAGATAAGATAGATTGAAGTCTTGGAGTGAAAGCCTCTTCAAGAGCGATTTTAGCATTTGCTAAAGCAGTTTCTTTTACAGCTTTGGCATCAGCGATTGCTTCTTTCAATAATTTTGAATTTGCCATCTTTTTTTCCTTAAATTTTGTTGTGAAGTTATTCTCTTAGGAACTCCAATGTAATTATGTTGATTGTTCGGTCACACCTTATAAGAGAAGGGTATTCATTAATCAACGATGTCTTGTAATCTTATAATAAAAAATAAGATATTTGAAAATAAATATGTAAATTTTTTAGAAAACTAAAGAAATTATTAAAATAATTTGTTTTTTCTTATAGTTTCTTCTCTTTGTAACCTTTTTTTAACAGAAGGCTTAGTGAAATTCTTTCTATCTCTAAGTTCTTCAATTTGTTTTGTGGACTGAACTTTCTTTTTGTATTCTTTCAATGCCCACTCTATGTTTCCACCTTTAACGCTAACTATTAACATTCTTTTATTGTAAATTAACCAATTTGTATTTTGTAGAGTATAAAAGGGTTACAACCGTATCTATGTCGTTTTGTAACCAACTCATTTGTAATTTTTCTTCTTTTCTTAATTTTGCAACTGCTGCAATCAATTTATCAAAATATGCAATTACATTTTTGATATCATTATTTGTATCTAAACCACTAACAGGTTGTAATTTAATTAAACCATATTGACCTTGATATGCTTCAACTAATCCATCAATTATTCCACCGATAGTATCATAATAATGTCCTAATGCTAGATGTGCCGATAATGCCCCAATACCTTTAACACCAACATGGAATGAATGTGCCTGTGTTCTACTGTGTAATAATAAAGATGCTAATTGTTCCATTACTTAATTCCTAATCTTTGCTTCATTACATCTTCCGATAAATCAGCAATTTCAAAATATCTACCTAATACATGCCCCATATCTTCATAAAGAGCTTCTAATCTTTGTTGTTGTGCTTTAGCTTCAACTGCTTCTTTTTCAAATGAAGTTTGTAATTTCTTTAACTCATTCATATTTCTTTTAATAGTAACTCTATCAAACCAATCACCACCTTCTCTTAAAGTATATTCTTGTGCTGCATCTGCTATTCCACCCAATGTTTCTGCAATTTGCATAATATCAGATTTTCTACTCATACCTTCTCTATGTTGACCATAAGTTGAAATTATTTCTAAAAAATGTTTTTTTAGT